TGCTTCTGCATTAACAATGGCTGGTGTACTTGATTACACTCCTGCACTTAATGCTAACCTACAAGTTGATGACACAGGCAATACATTTGCAGGTACAATCAACGGTAAGTACAGAGTGTACATTGACCCATTCTCAGCAAACAGTGCTGCTAACCAGTACTATGTTGTTGGATACAAAGGTACATCACCTTACGACGCAGGATTATTCTACTGCCCATATGTACCACTACAGATGGTAAGAGCAGTTGGGGAGAACAGTTTCCAACCTAAAATTGGTTTCAAGACAAGATACGGTCTTGTTTCAAACCCATTCGCAGAAGGAACCACACAAGGTCTTGGTAGAATTACTTCTAACAGTAACAGATACTACCAGAGAACTGTTGTTCAGAACCTCATGTAAGACAAATAAATATATTTGTCCATACGGAATAGACAAAAAGACTCCTTCGGGGGTCTTTTTTTGTCTTGAAATATAAATACAAACATCTATTAAGAAATGTTATGGATGATGACAGAGACTTGTTAGAGGAATTAAAAGAGGTGATAGCACAAGGACCTGTTATCTTTACTCCAGACGAGGAATTTATTGAAAAAATAAACGATAAAAAAGAGGACTAAATAACAGTAGGAAAGAACTGTTTGAATGACTAATTCCTTTTACGACAAACAAATAAAGAATAGGAATTTTCTGTCTCCATCAGGGTTTCAGTTCAATCTTGCTAAAGCACCAAAGGTAGATTTTTTCTCTAACTCTACAAGAATACCTGGCATACAGTTGGGTAATATTGATGTAGGAAATTATCTAAAAGTTGTTCCTGTACCAGGTGATCAAATACAATTTGAAGATCTTACTTTACAATTTTTGGTAGATGAAAATCTAGAAAATTATCTAGAGATTCATAATTGGATCTATGCATTAGGTTATCCTAAATCAGTTGATCAATTTATAACTTTAGCAAAAGATAGAGAAACTTCAGAGATAGATAACTTGAAGCAATTTAGTGATGGCACTCTTACTGTATTGAACAGTAATTTTAACCCAATGGCATATGTCAAATTTAGTGACATGTTTCCAATATCACTATCTACATTGGAGTTTACAGCAGGTGATTCTGATTACTCTTATTTTACAGCAACAGTTACATTCAAATATTTGATCTATGAAATCCTAGACACAAACTTTAGGGTGCGAACTACATCTATTAATTCACGATGAATCTTGAAACTATACAAAGTATGTGGGAAACTGACTCACAGATTGATCAATTCAAAATACACGACGAAGCAGCAAAGATCCCAATGTTACACGCAAAGTATTGGGATGTTTACAATGCTCTAAAGTTATTAAAAGAGAAAGCAATATCACAAGAGTCTAAGGTTAGACTAGAAAGACACAACTATTACACAGGAAAATCTGACCCCTCAGTGTATCAGGCCGAACCTTTTCCATATAAAGTAAGAGAGAAAGATTCGGTAAAAAGGTACATGGATGCTGATGACAAGGTACAGACCATAACGCTGAAGATAAAATATTACGATGTAATGTTAACATACTTGGAAGATATTATCAAACAGATTAATAGCAGAGGGTTTCAATTAAAAAACATTATTGATTGGCAAAAACTATCAGGATGATGTCAGACATTATTATCTCAAAAAAGAATGAAGTCTATTTAAAGATTGTATCAGAACCTCATGTTGCTCATGAGTTGTCTGACCAATTTACATTTGATATACCTGGTGCAAAATACATGCCACAGTATAGGAAAAGACATTGGGATGGTAAGATAAGATTATTTAATTTACAAAAGGGAGAAATATATGTTGGATTACTTGACAAGATAGTATCGTTTTGTAAGAATCATAATTACGATTATAAATTTGAAGACAGTAAGTTCTATGGTACTCCATTTGAAGTCAATGATATGATTTCTATGGAAGGTGTCAAAGATTATATGAATGCTATATCTAAGATTCCTCCAAGAACTTATCAAATTGAGGGAGTATACGATGCTCTACGACACAATAGAAGACTATTGATAAGCCCAACAGCCTCTGGCAAATCGTTGATGATTTACTCATTAGTGAGGTACTTCGCAGAGCATAAGAAAAAGACTCTGATAGTTGTTCCAACGACATCTCTGGTAGAGCAGATGCATAAGGACTTCGTATCCTATGGTTGGGATGCTGATACATATTGTTCTAAAATTTATGCGGGTCGTGAAAAAGAAGTAGATACTCCTGTTGTTATTACTACCTGGCAATCTATCTATAAACTTCCTAAGATATACTTTGAGAAGTTTGAAGTTGTTGTTGGTGATGAAGCACATCAGTTTAAATCAGCGTCGCTCGTAAAAATTATGACTAAACTTCATCAAGCAAAGTATCGTTATGGTTTTACTGGGACACTAGATGGTACACAGACACATAAACTTGTGTTAGAAGGACTGTTCGGACCTTCATATAAGACAGTTAAGACACATGAATTGATGGAAAAGGGATATCTTGCTAAGTTAAATGCTAAAATTATACTGTTAAAACATCCTATGAGTGGTAAAGTATGTTTTGATACCTATGAGGAAGAGATACAATACCTTATATCGCATGAAAAAAGAAATAAATTCATTAAAAATTTAGCATTAGATCTTAAAGGTAACACTTTAATATTATATTCTAGGGTAGAAACCCACGGTCAGATCATATACGATCTCATAAATACTGATGATCGTAAAACATTCTTCATTCACGGGGGAGTAGATGTTGAAGATCGAGAACAAGTTCGTGAGATAACAGAGAAAGAAACAAATGCGATCATTGTTGCCTCTTATGGCACTTTTTCTACAGGAATTAACATTAAGAACTTACATAATGTCATCTTTGCATCTCCTAGCAAGAGTAGAATACGCAATTTACAGAGCATTGGTAGGGTTCTAAGAAAAGGATCTAATAAATTTAAAGCAACTCTGTATGATATTGCAGACGATTGCACAGTGACTTTACCAAATACAGAGACAAAAAGAAATTATACGCTGAATCATTTGGTAGAAAGAATTAAAATATATAATGAAGAACACTTTAATTATGATCTTGTACGAGTATCGTTAAGGGATAAAAAATGAAAAAAGAAGATTCCTACTTTGTTTTTAAATTAGTTTCTGGAGAAGAAATTATTGCAACAACCACTATGGATGACAGTGGTGTAGAACCTTGTTTCTTTATTGCCGAACCGCTAAAAGTAGAGTTGACTCATAAAGGTACAAGCACATTAGTTAGATTAGTTCCTTGGATAACTATTCCAGAGGATGATGAAATATATCGTTTGTCATTTGATAAAATTATTACCCTAAAAGAATTGGATAAAGATCATGAGATGGTAGCAGCATATGAGCATTATAACTTAGGAAGAAAATCCACGACCGCCAACCGTGTAGAACCTACTCCTAAAATGGGTTCATTAGGTAATGTAGATACTGCTAGAGTGTCTTTAGAAAAAATATTTGCTATAGATAAACCTGGAATATCAACTACAGTATGATCTTGAAACGCCTACAAGGCTATTGTACATACATTTTGCATTGTTGTCAAGCTGTGTTATAATATACACAGAAAGGAGCATTAAATGCCTCGCAAAAGATCAGATCATTATGTGAATAACAAGGAATTGTTAGAAGCAATGATTGTATATCGTAATAAATGTGCTATTGCAAAAGAGAAGGGCATCGACCCACCTCCCATAAGCAACTACCTTGGTGAGTGTTTTCTTAAGATAGCAACCCATCTTTCATATAAACCAAACTTTGTAAACTATATGTTTAGAGAGGACATGATAGGTGATGGTATAGAAAATTGCGTACAATACATTCATAATTTCAATCCTGAGAAGTCTTCTAATCCATTTGCATACTTTACACAGATAATCTATTATGCGTTTCTCAGACGCATACAGAAGGAAAAGAAACAACTTGAGATAAAAACCAAGATAATAGAAAGAACAGGATACGATCAGGTCATGGTTGTTGAGGAGGGTGCAGGTGGCACTAGTTCTGATTATAATACAATTAAAGATAATATTCAATACAAAAACACCAATAGATGAAACTAACCCAAGAGTTGATTGACCAGATTCAAGAAGCATTGAATCATACTAAAAAAGATGGAACTGTAAATTGGCAGGATGGCGATGAGATTGAAGTCAGTGTAGCAGGTACATTTGCTGCTGACAGATTTATTGTCATACAGAATAGATCTAAAAAACCTTGGGAACCATCTGTGAATAGTAGTCACCATCCTGACTATGATCCTAAACCTGCAGAGGAGTTCTATAAGAAATGGCCTCAACTTACACAACCACCATATAATAAATCATGAAGGTTGCCATTATTACTGATCAACATTTCGGTATGCGAAAAGGCAACCGAATATTTCACGATTACTTTCAAAAGTTTTACGACGATGTATTCTTCCCGACGCTCGAAAAAGAAGGTATCAAAACAGTTATCGACATGGGCGATACTTTCGACAATCGCAGAACAATTGATCTCTGGTCTTTGGAATGGTCAAAAAAGAATTACTTCGATCGTTTGCGTGATATGGGAATCACTGTGTATTCTATCGTGGGTAATCATACTGCCTACTACAAAAACAATAACTCAGTTAATTCTATCGAGCTTTTATTACGAGAGTATTCTAATATCATCACTATCCCTGATTACGCAGAGTATACGATTGGCGACACAAAATGTCTTTTCATAGGTTGGATGAATGAAGAGAATAGACCTAAGATAGAAAGAAAAATAAAATCTACAAAGTCTAAGGTTGTATTTGGTCACTTAGAACTAAATGGTTATGCAGTATATAAAGGGTTTACACAAAATCATGGTGCTAGTGGAGACTCAGAAATTTTTAATAAATTTGAAAGAGTATATACAGGACACTATCATACAAGATCTACAGATGGAACTGTCTACTACCTAGGCAATCCTTATGAAATGTTCTGGAACGACTGTGAGGACACTCGTGGTTTCCATTTATGGGACACTGATACATTTGAGGCAACTCCTGTAAACAACCCTCACAGGATGTTTTACAAGATAATATACAGAGACACACCACATCAATTGTTTGATGCTACTCCATATGCAGGTAAAATTGTAAAAGTTATAGTTGAGAAAAGAAGCAAACCAAAAGAGTTTGAAAAGTTCTTAGACAAATTAAACTCTGTTAATGTAGAAGATTTAAAAGTTATAGAAAGTGTAGACTGGAATCATGGATATGTGCATGGAGAAGATTTTGATGCAGAGAATGAAGAGAACACCATTACTTTGTTAAATAGATTTATAGAGGAGTCGGAGGTAGATCTTGATAAAGATAGAGTCAAGGAACTTATTGGAGGACTATACGCACAGGCATGTGAGGTGGACTGATGTGGTTGTTGACTGAGGAGGGTAAGCGTGAGGGTGCTTACGCAGTAAAAGATGGTGCAGGTGATAAGGTATTGTATATCTTTGAACAACAAGATGATGCAATCAGATATGCAGACATGTTGGAAGAGGATCAAGACAAGGACATGGAAGTTGTAGAAATTGATGAAGAGGTTGCAATAAAAGCGTGTGAGGTGTATAATTATAAGTATAGTGTGATCTCTAAAAACGATTTCGTGATACCTCCAAAAAAGGATGATTCGGTTCAAAAAAATTAAGTGGAAAAACTTCTTGTCCACAGGTGATCAATGGACAGAAGTAGTACTAGATGCTGATGGAACCACATTGATTGTAGGAGCAAATGGTGCAGGTAAATCAACTGTACTAGATGCTATCTGTTTTGTGTTGTTCAATAAACCCTACAGAAAAATTACAAAATCTCAGTTGGTCAATACAACTAACGAGAAAGGAACTCTGACAGAAATAGAATTTGAGATAGGATCAAAACAATATCTTGTTCGTCGTGGTATCAAGCCGAACATTTTTGATATTGAGATAGATGGTAATATGCGTAACAAAGAAGCAGATGATAGAGTCAATCAAAAGGTTCTGGAAGAACAGATATTAAAATTAAATTTTAAATCATTTACACAGATAGTCATTCTAGGTAGTAGTAACTTTATACCATTCATGCAACTCAACGGTCCTAACCGTAGAGAAGTCATAGAGGACTTGTTAGATATAAAAATATTTTCTGCAATGAATAATATTGTAAGAGATAGAATTAGAGTAGTTAAAGATTCTGTAAGGACATTAGAATTAAAAAAAGAGAATCTAAATGATAAGATACGGATGCAAGAAGAGTTCATAGGAGAACTAGACAAAAGAGGTAAGGAAACCGTACAGGAGAAGGAAACAAAAATTAATACTATTGCGTTAGATATCGACCAATTGTTAAGAAAAAATGAGCAATATAACAATGATATAGTTAGTGTTCAAACACAATTAGAAACAGTATCAGATGCCTCAAACAAACTGCAACAACTAGGTTCTTTAAAACAGAAGATAAGCAATAAGGTATCAAGAATTACAAAAGAAGAAAAATTCTTCAACGAGCACAAATCCTGTCCTACATGTGCACAAAATATAGAAGAATCATTTCGATTAAATAGAATTAAAGACGCTCAATCTAAGGCAAAGGAACTCACAGAAGGTTACGCAAAACTGGAGGAGTCAATAACACAGGAAAGCATAAGAGAGCGTCACTTCACCACTCTCACAAAGGAGATCGCTAACTTAACCTATGACATTTCTCAAAACAATACTCGTATTTCGGCACTTCAACAACAAACAAAGGATCTACAACAGGAAATTCAAACTGTTACCGACAAGTTACAAAACCGAAATACTGAGCATGAGGAATTAGGGAAGTTTAAGGGAGAACTGGAATCAGTATTCGACACACTTGGTAAGGAAAAAGAGCAGATAAATTATAACAACTTTGCTTACTCTCTATTGCAAGATGGAGGAGTAAAAGCAAAGATCATAAAAAAATATCTTCCTCTTATTAACGAGCAAGTGAATCGTTATTTACAGATGATGGATTTTTATATAAATTTCCATCTAGACGAAGAGTTTAACGAAACGATTCAAAATCCAATACACGATAAGTTCTCCTACTCTTCTTTCTCGGAAGGCGAAAAGATGCGTATCGACCTAGCACTTCTGTTTACTTGGAGGGAAGTCGCAAGATATAAAAACTCTGCAAACACAAACTTATTAATATTAGACGAAGTATTTGACTCATCACTAGATGGTTTTGGAACTGATGAGTTTATTAAGATAATAAAGTATGTTGTAAAAGATGCTAATGTATTTGTAATATCTCATAAGACAGACATGTTAGATAAGTTTAGTACAGTAATAGAATTTACAAAGAAAGGTGGATTCTCCTACTCTACTAAAAATTCTGCTGACGCTTAATGTGGGTTCATGCTGCTGTTTATATAACCATCGTTGTTTTACTCATGGTAGGATTTGCTGCGTTTGACCCATAGTGTGCCAGTTAAAAAAGTGTCCTTAGCACTTGCCGAAGGTATCATATCGGATGTATAATAGTAATATCAACAAAACAATTATTATGAAAGGTGTTCAACTATCCCCCACTATCGACTATCTCTCTATGGAAGATGAGCAAGGTCCTGTAGGTGTCCTAGTATTTCGTGGTACTATGCATCAACCTGCTATGGTTGCTTCTGTAGAGAATCAAGATGATTTCAAATCTGCATACAACGAATTCAAAACTTATGAGGACTACGCATAAAATGGATGTTATCTTAGAAAGGTTTCCTTACCGTTTTGTACAGAAAGGTTTACTAGAAATTAATGGTGAACCAGACTACCGTATACAAAAGTTCAACGAGGTAACTCGTGTCTATAGAGACATGTATTATCTTGACAGTTCTATACAACTAGACTGTGCTATAGAAGATCCAGAGTATGTCAAGTGGTTAGATCCAGACCCAGAGGTTGCAGCAT